CTTCCATAAGTTGAGTTAGTGCCGGAGCAGGATTGTCTCCGAATATGTCATCATTGCAAAAATCACGTCTTAGATGTATTACATCCGAATATTTGAATGTGTAGTTTCTTCCGTTCCTCGTAAAAAATCTAAGATACAGATTGTAGTTGTCATCTTGTAATAGATAGACATTTGAAGAGTTAATCGGATATATTGCAATGGGAAATTCGTTCTCATCACGCTGAATGTATGCAAAGGCATTATTATTAAGCATTAGTTGAACAGTCAATTTCTCTTGCAAAACCTGTCCTGTCATAAATGGATTAGGTTCTTCAAGTAAAAATCTTATATATGGTTCAGGATTTACCTTTATTCCACTTTTAGGATCTTCTCTTATATGCTTTCCTAAGATTTTTCCTATAGCTTGTGCTTTTGGTCTGATACACGACCTTACTATGTCGGATTTATACAATTTTCCGTCATAATTAAAAAAGCCACTTCCTGATTCAGTAATCATTTTGTAGCTTGTAACAGTAACCATATTGTTTTTGAAAATATTTTTGATTTTGTCTATTACTTTTATTTTTTTCACCCCCTTTAAATTAAACTTATATATTCATCATAGTGTCTTTCAAGTACAACATAAGCGTCTAATAGACTTGCAAAGCCGTCTATTCTACGTTTTGAGTTACTGCCTTTTATTGGCTGTATATTGTTGTTCTTATCTCTGTCTACAGTGACATTTG